GCTGTTAAACTCCCAAAAATGGAGGTTTTACTACAATTTGGACAGGATAAAGGCTCTGGCAGTAGCTTTTGGCACATTTAGGCGGAGAGAATACGCCGAGCCGTTTGAAATTTTAAGTGAAATAAGATAACAATATGAGGATTTTGTTAACTGCTTCTGGTTTTCAAGGAGCATTCCCTTTGGTGGAATACTTGAAAAGCAGAGGCCATATAGTAATAGGGACAGATACTAATCCCAATTGCGGGGCAAGATTTTATTGTGATAAGTTTTATAAATCCCACCACGGTTATTCAAACTTTTATCATTTACATCTTGAAGATATAATTAAAAAGGAAAGGATAAAAATGATAATTCCTGGGTCCAGCGAGGAGGTATTGGCACTGGAAGAAGATGTAAAACCCAGAGTTTCGGCCAAAATTCTTACTTCTTCGGCCGAGGTTTTAGAAATATGCCTTGACAAGGTAAAAACTTACGAAAAACTAAAAGGGGTTATTCCTATTCCTCCTTATTTCTTTTCCAGTTCCAGTATTTTTATGAAGCCCAGCCGAGGAAAAGGAGGCAGAGGAATAGAGCTTCTGCCCACAGAATTTTTAATGGGGGCAAAGTGGGACGAGGAGGAGGTAGATGTGGATGTTTTGGCTTTAAACGGCCAGCTGCTCGCTTGTGTGTGTAAAACAAGGTTGAGGACTTATGGCGGGACTTTGGCCGAAGGAGAAATAGTGGAACGGCCAGAATTGGTGGAACAGATTAAAAAAGCCTTAAAAGTTTTGCCAGTAGACTATTTGTCCGTATGGCAGTTTATGGGCGGAGAATTGCTTGAAATAAACCCCAGAATAGGAGGAGCTACGGGAGATTTTGAGCTGGTGGATTTGGCCATAAAGCTGGCAACGGGCGAAATAAAGCCAGAAGAAATAAAATACAAGCCGCCTATAGGAAGCAAGATAACAAGGTTTTTAACCCAGAAAATATGGCAAGAAAAACATACATAGTGGATATTTCCGACCTTGCCCAGTGCTGGAAAAAGTTTGAAAAAAGGACAAGATATGCCATAAAAAAATGCCCTTGGCAGGTAAAAAGGACGAGAGATGTTTTAATGTTTGACATACTTCACCACCTTACTCGTCCTGACAGAAAAATAACTTTTTGGCATATTTTATGGTGGTGGCTTACTAAAAGAGCAAGAATTTACGCCACGCCCACCGCTATGGCTATGTTTTCCGCCGATAAAAAGAAAAAAACCGCCTATTATTTGTTAGCTTGCCGCATTCCAAAAACTTCCGACGGCTCGCCTGCCAAGATAATTTGGACCGCTATTCAGGATTATTATACAGAAGGAATAAAAAAACTGGACTTGTGCGGCGCAAACAAGCCCAGTATTGCCCTTTTTAAGCGGGGATTTGGAGGAAAGCTGGCAGAGCAGGAAAAGCCCTGTTTACGCTACTAAAACCTTGCCTTCCTGCCAGTGTTCCAGCATAAGCTCTATGTCATTTTGTTTAAAGCCGAGGCTTTCCAGAAAATTCACCATATCCTGATAGCCGTAATTCTCCCAGATTTCAAGAGCTTTTTCCTCTACCCAGCCCAAAAAGGGCTTTTTCTTTTTCTTTGTCATAGATAATTTATATTTTATTTTTATAATCCTCGCTCGGGTCCATAATTTCCATAATAGTCAGCTCTTCTTTCATTTTCTTTCTCCAAAACCCTGTTTTTTTGTCTATTGTGGCCACCAGTTCGTCTGCTGTCTCGGCTCCGTATTCTTCTTTAAACTTTAATAATAGCTTGGCCAATAAAAATAATTCTTTTCTCGTCATAATAATATTACTAATAAGTTAAGTTATTTTTGGGGATAAACGCCAAATTGCCCGCACTGCTCTTTTTGCCAGTCTGTCCAATAAAAGCTGGCGAATTCTTTTTCGTATTCCTGCCATTGCAAGCATTCTGCCCGCTCTGTTTTCTCTAAGCCATACTGGAGAACCCAAAGGAAACAAAAGAAAAAGAGGGCAACGGCTAAAAGTTCTTTTAACATAAGCTAAGGAAGTTTTATTTTGTATTAGCGACCTTTTAAGAGGATTAGCTCCTCATCTTCCCCCTCCTCCCGCTCCTGTGAGGAGAAGAGGGAAGTCAGAAGCCAACTTATCTTTTACACACTTCTACATATTCAACCCATTCTCCTTTTTTAGTTGGAATAGCATAATATCCCGAGATTTCAGCGTTGCTGGTTTTAAACATCTTTATTGCTTCTTTTTCAGCTTTTTTCCTTTCTTTTGTTATTTTTCCAAATGTTTTCCAGCAATTTTCTTTTTTAGCAAATGCTTGGTATTTCATTTTTTTTATTTTAATTATTTTAACTTTTAACCGACCTTTTCCCCATAATAGCAAACCAAAACCCCTTGTCAACCCCATAACCTGTGGATAACTGGGAGAGAAGGAAGAAAAAGACTTGTTTTTTAAGAGAAAATATGCTATACTAAAGCAATAAAAAGCTATATGAAAAAAGGGGAGTCATGGAAACAAAAAAAACAAAAACAAACTGGGCTCGGCTGAAAGAAAGCTTGGAAAGGCTAAAAGGAAAGCTCAAAAAACAAAAACCGCCAAAAGAAATAAAACTCCAGCTAAAGGAAAAGCTAAAAGTAAAAGAAAAACTCGGCAGATAAAAAAAACAAAAAACGGCTCATAAAAAGAAAATAACTCTGTCTTTGTTATAAGGAAAGGAAAACAAAAACAAACGGGCCAAAAAAAAGAAACAAGAGATAAGAAAAGGGAAGGAAGGAAAGATGAATACTTTGAAAGCAAACTAAGAAAATAAAGGAAATGAACACTTTGGAGGAATAATAATTTCAGGAGGGATAACAAACTCATTGAAAGAATAACAATCTCAAGCGCGCTTGTTTAAAAAAAACAAAAGCAAGCAAAAAAAATAAAAGAAGGTTCGCATAACATCAATTAAGCGAACTAAAAATAAGATTAAATGGAGGAAGATGTAGTAAAAATAGGCGAATTTAGGGTAAACAAAGAGGTTTTGGATATAATTTTCAGCGTGAGACCAAAGAAGAGGGGGAGGGGGAGGCAAAAAACGAAAGCCGAAAAAAAGCGATATTATCCCCCTACGAGAAAATCTTAATTTTGACAAAAATCATTATGCCCACAATAAGACAAGAGAGAGCGGCCAATTTACTGGCCAAATATAACAAAGAAGGCAAGAAAATAACCAAAAGAAAGCTTTTGTTAGAAGCTGGTTATTCTCCCAAGATTGCTAATAACCCAGCTATGGTGTTTGACAGCAAGGGGTTCAAGGAGTATTTGGCTAAGCTGGACGATACCAAGATAATAGACAGATGGTATGACTGGGCTATTAGCGGAAAGGATAAGAGGATTGCTGTTAAGTGCGGAGAGGAGATATTAAAGCTGAAGGACAGGTATCCAGCCCAGAAGTCAAAGGTTCTTGGGCTTTTTCACGCTATATCCCAGTTAGAAGAAAAAAAATAAAAAAGCGTGGTCAAGTTTTATTTTTTGGGAAAAGGGAATATTTACCAAAAGCACAAGGAAGCTATAGAGTTTTTGGCTTGTCAGGAGGTCAAGGATTGGAAGGAAGCGGATTGGGTTGTTGTTTTGACCCCGAATTATCTCCATTTTAAGCAGGCTCTTAGGTTTGCCAAGAAGGGGAAAAAGGTTTTGGTGGAAAAGCCTTTGTGCTTTAGGGAGAAAGAGGTCGAGGTTTTGGAGAAATATCCCGTTTACTGCGTGCTCCAGCTCAGGTATTTGGATTTGGATGTAGAACCAGCGGATTATTACGATATTTGGGCGGAATTGTCTTTTAAAAGGAAAAAAAGCTATTTTGAGGGCTGGAAAGGGCAGGAGAAAAAGACTGGGGGCTTGCTGTTCCACCTCGGAATCCATTATCTAGATTATGTTTTTAACAGGTTTGGCTGGCCTAGGAAGTGGGAGGTTAAGGGTTTGGGGCCGAAAGAGGCTGAGATAGAGTTTTTTGGGAGGAAATACAGGTTTTATTTCCATTTAAAATCTGGGGCCAAACGCAATATCAGGATTATTTCCGTTAACAGCAGGCCGTATTCCTGGCTGGCGGAGAGAAATCTTTTTATTGACCTTTACGGCGATATTTTGGACAAAAAGGGGATACACGCCTCCAGAGTAAAAAAACTAATAAATATATTGGAAAATTGTGCCTTATTTAAAAGCTGTTAAAAGGGTCTTAAAGAGCGAAAAATACATTTTGGGGCCAGAAGTGGAAAGGTTTGAAAAAGAGCTTGCCCGTTTTTGCAAGAAGGAATACGCTGTTGGGGTGAATTCTGGGACGGACGCCCTTGTTCTTTCCCTTAAAAGTTTGGGCATAGGCCCTGGGGACGAGGTTATAACCACTCCGTTTACTTTTGTGTCTCCTGCCGAGGCGATAGCGAGGGTTGGGGCAAAGCCCGTGTTCGTTGACATAAACTATTCCGATTTCCTGATAAATCCAGCTGAAATAGAGAAAAACATAACCGAGAATACCAAAGCCGTAATTCCCGTCCATTTGTTCCACCAGTTGTGCGATATGAAGGAGATTATGCGCATAGCCCGAAAATACCATTTATGGGTTGTGGAGGATGCTGCTCAGGCCTTTGGGCGGAAGGATTTGGGCCAAGGTCATTTGCTCTGTTTTTCTTTCCATCCGTCCAAAGCCCTGGGAGGCATAGGCGACGGCGGAGCTGTGCTGACCGACATAAAGAAGCTGGCGGACAAAATTAAGAGCCTCAGGAACCACGGAGCGGACTTAAAACTTGGTCCTATTGGCAAGTATCACAACCTTGAAATAGGGTTCAATTCAAGGCTGGACTCCATACAAGCGGCTGTTTTAAGGGAAAAGCTTAAAAATTTCAAGAAAAAGCCGTTTAAACGGCTTTGGACGTTCAGGACGCCTAATAGGGACTTGGTGAAGGAATATTTGGACAAAAAAGGGATAGACAACAAAATATTTTACAACAAGCTTCTCCACCTTGTTCCCTGTTTTAAATATCTTGGGTATAAAAAAGGGGATTTCCCTGTAGCGGAAAAAGTGGCGAAAGAGGTTTTAAGCGTTAACATTTACGAAAAATATTAAAATGGCTGTTTCTGTAAAAAAATTGGCTGAAACAATAAGATGGTCGCCTTACGGCTATTGGGACGAGAACGGGAATTTTGTTGAAAAAAGGCACGAGGGGCAGATAGAGGTGCTGGAAGCCTACAACAAGGGAGCGGAAGAAATAGTGGTTATGTGCGGAACCAGATGGGGAAAAACGGAAATTGCTTCCTTCCTCACCTTGAAAACATTTTTAGACGGAATATCCGAGATAAAAAACAAGAAGAAAGACAGCATAAAAATATGGGTGGTAGCCCCTTCTTACGAGCTTACCAAGAAGGTGTTTGAAAATGTTGTTAAGTGGTTTCTTAAAATATATCCCCAAGCCCACCAGAACGTGAGCTATCGCCCTTTTCCCCAGATTAAAATGGCGGAAGGCGTCTGGATACAGGGAAAGTCGGCGACAGAGGTGGAAAGTTTGCTGGGGGAGGAGCTGGATTTCCTTGTGGTGGACGAGGCGTCTCGGCTTAAGAGGGAAGTTTGGGAGAATTACCTCTACGCAAGGCTTACTTCCAGAAACGGCAGGGCGATACTTATTTCCACTCCGTTTGGCAGGAACTGGTTTTGGGAGGAATACCTTAAGGCGAAAGAAAAGGGCTTTGGGTTCAACTATCCCACCATTAGCAACCCTTATTTCCCAAAGGAAAAGTGGGAGGAAGCCAAGAAGAGAATGCCAGAGAAAGTGTTTAACCAAGAATTTATGGCAATGGCTTTGGAAGGAGCCGCAAGCGTGTTCAGGGGTGTGGATGAGATAATAAGGCGGGACTGCCTTATGGACGTTATGCCGAACCACAGGTATGTTATGGGAGTGGATTTGGCAAGGCACAACGATTACACTGTCCTGATAGTGGTGGACAAATGGAACCATAAGGTAGTTTATTTTGACAGGTTTAAAAATGTAAATTACCCTTTCCAGAAAAAGAGGATAAAAGCCGTGTCCCAGCGGTATAACAACGCAAAGATAATAATAGACGGGACAACTATGGGAGAGCCTGTGGCGGAGGACTTAAAGCGGGAAGGGCTGTTTGTGGAGGATGTAAAGGTTCACAGGGGCTCTAAGCAGGACATAGTGGAAAAGCTTTCAATATTTATAGAGCAAAAGCAGATTTGGATACCGCAGGAGCCGATTTTGGTGGACGAGCTGAAATCTTACGGCTGCAGGTATACGGAAGCGGGAAATGTTGTTTTCTCGGCTCCCCACGGTATGCACGACGACTGCGTTATGGCTCTTGCCCTGGCGGTATGGGGCTTATACGGAAAAGCGACTGAAAAGACCCCCATAGAACTGGAAATGGAAAAAACAAAGGCAAAGTTAAGGCTTGCTGGGACAAGGGAAAACTATATCTAATATGGGGAAAAAAATAGAAATACAAAAGAATATGGACTTTAAGCCGTCTCCCCAATACGCCCATTTATTCGAGTCGGAAAACTGGAGGCTCAGGTCTCAATACACTGCCGACCCTTATTACGACAAGGTGTGCAAAATATGCGGCAGGAGAACTATTTGGGACATTTGCGGCTGGTGCAAATTGGAAAAAAAACTTAATTCACGAGGCAAAAAAAGAAAATGAAAGAAATATGGCAGACAATAAAACAGGAGCTGGATATGTGGGACAAGCCTGTTGTTCCCTACAATCCTGTTTTTGCCAAAAAGCAAAAAGACATAATAAACGTCATAGACCATTATTGGGCTTCAAGATATGTTGAAGGGGATTACGACTCCCTTAACTTTAGGAAGATATTTCTCAATGTTGTTTTAAACCCCACAGAGGTTGCCCAAAAGCTGGTGGACTTGGATACCAAGGACATAAGATTCTTTACCGACAACCCAGATTTTTATTATATCCTTTGGTTTTACGAGACCCTTTTTAAAAGGTGGCTTAAATATTCAGAAAACCAGTTTGGGCAGACATTTGGCCAGTTCCTTAACGCTATGGTTTACAACTGGCCGAAATACGGACATTTGCTTGTTAAGAAAGCCAAGGGAACGGTTCATATTGTCCCCCTCCAGACAGTTATTGTAAAGCAGGACGCAAGAGACTTTTTGTCTTCTCCTTTCTTAATAGAAAAGCACGAATACGAGCCAGAGGAGCTGGAGGCCACAGGCTGGGACAATGTGAAGGAGGTGATAGACAAATATTATAAACCAGGGAAAAGGATAAAAGTGTACGAAAGGATTGGCTGGACAAAGGTGTCGGACAAATACAACTACTTTATAGTGCCCGAAGGAGTGGAAGACCCCAATTATATTCTTTTATACGACAAAAGGGAGAAAAAAGACCTTTACAAGGAATTAAAATGGGACGATATTCCAGGAAGGGCTTTGGGCAGAGGAACAGTGGAAAGATTGTTTGAGTCGCAAATAGCGGTTAACCAAACAGAAAATCTTTTCAGAAAGAGCTTAAGATGGACTTCCAAACAGATATTCCAAACGAAAGACGAAACCATTGCCAAAAACCTTGTAACCCAGATAGAGGATGGGGATGTTATTGCTCTCAATTCCGAAATTTCAAAAATTCCTGTGGAAGAAAGAAACCTCCACTCCTACAATTATGCGGATGTTAAGTGGGACAGGCATATTCAGGACATTACCTTTTCCTACAGCCAGATGGCTGGAGAGAGGCCGCCATCGGGAACGCCTTTGGGAACTTCCATATTGCAGACCCAAATGGCCGCCCAGTATTATGACTTAAAGAGGGAAGATTTCGGTCTTTTCCTAAAGAAGCTGATAAAAGACTGGATTATTCCAGATTTTGAAAAAGAGCTGAAAAAAGAAAAAAGGCTGCTGCTTCAGGACTTGGGAGAGGACAGAGCGGAAAAGATAAGGAACCTTATTTTGACCCAGAGGGTTAACAATGCCATTGTTAAGTTTGTTTCCCAGAAAATGCGGGTTCCGACAGAGGAGGAGGTGGAAACCATTAAGAGCATCCAAAAAGCCCTTATTTTAAAAGAGAAAAGCCTGTCTTTGCCCCCAGAGAGCTTTAAAAACATAGAATACGAAATGGATATTCTTATAACGAACGAACAGGTTGACACGGCTTCAAGGCTTACCACCCTGCAGACCATTTTCCAGATATTGGGCTCCAATCCTACCGTTCTGCGGGACAAGAACATAAAGAGGATATTTTACAAGATGATAGAATTGGCTGGATTTTCTCCAGCGGAATTGTCGGAAGTGGAACCGCCCACGGTGGAAGAAAGAGGTTTGGAAGAAGGGGCAAAAGTGGCTGGTTCTATGCCAAGGCTTGCCAGCCAGCCCGTTCAGCCAGAAGTTTTAACAAAACTTAAAACATTATGAAGCTGACCCAGCCAGAAGAAAACTTTATAAAAAATAACAAAGAGTTCCTGCTTTCCATTTTTGAAAAGAGCGTGGAAGACTTGAAGGAGGAAATGATACAGGACGAGGGAAACAGAGACAAGATAGCTGACCTTATTAAGTTTTTCCGCCAATGGCAGGTGAAAATAGGCATTATCTCAAGGTCGGACAAAAAAAAGAAAAAAGACAATTATATCTAAAAATATGGCTAAAAAGAGAAAATGGATACAGAGAGCGGTTAAAAGGCCAGGAGCTTTTACCGCTTGGTGCAAGAAGCACGGCTTTTCTGGACCGACAAAAGCCTGCATTGTCTACGCCAAAAAGGTCGCCAAGAAAACAGGGAACAAGAGCTTAATGGGGCAGGCCCTTTTTGCCCAGAAAGCCAAAAAAGGTTTTTAGTATTATGCCATTGCCATTGCCAAAAAAAGGAGAAACAAGTCAGGATTTTATAAGCAGATGTATGGGTTATGAGATTATGAAAAGAGAGTTTCCAGAACAGAAACAGAGGCTTGCTGTTTGTTATTCCCAATTTAGAAAGAAAAGAAAGTGGATTAAAAAAGGTCGTAAAAAATAATAATAAAATAATTCATTTATGTCAGAAGATATTAGAGAGGAGGGGACCGTAGAAACCCCGACAGAGGAGGGGACCGACAAAACCCCAGAGGAAGCGAAAACCTCTGAAAAAACACAAACCGAGGCCGAAGGTCTCTCAAAGGAGCAAAAGAGCAAACTGGAGGCGTTTGACAGGATTTATGCCGAGAAGAAAAGCCTGGAAGAGAAGGTAAAGGTTTTAGAGGAGGAAATGGAAAAAATAAAACCCTCTTCTAAAGCGGAAGAAGGCAAGCAGAACGAGGAAGAAGTGGAAGAGTGGTCGGCCCCAACCGACCCCATAGAAATTGTAAGGTTGGGAAAGGTGCTGAACGGATATTCCGAGGAAGAAATAGAATTCATTATGCGGAACGCTCCAACGAGAGATGTAGAGGGTATTATCGGAGCCACAAAAGACCCTTGGGTTCAGGCCGCTATTAAGGCTCAAAGGGAAAAGGTCGCAAAGGAGAATAAAACTCCCGAGCCTTCTTCTCCTACCCATACTCCTTTTCCGACCGAGGAAGACGCTTCCAAGGCGGTGAAAGAAGGCAGGGTGGCCCAAGTGGTGGCCGAGAAGATGAAAAAACTCTCGGCGGAAAAGTTAGGCGAGGGAATATAACTAAATGGCAGTTAAAGGAACGAACCTTCGTGTTTTCAGCCCTGAGGTGTGGAGTTCTTTCGTTAAGGTCTACTTCAAGAACCGATTGTATGCGGCTAAGCTCTTTATGGATTTTTCAGATGAGACCAAGGGAGGCGGTGATACCATTACCATCCCTCACTTGGATGAAGGACCTTCTCCTTCTACCCTGACCCAAACTACAGGCGCTTTGACTGACTTTGTGGTGACGCACACCAGAAGCCAGCTGACGATTGATACTTGGAAGGGCCAATCTAAATTCTTTTCCGACTTTGAGTTGGGAAGAATTGCCACCAAGTATAACATCCAGGAGATGGAATTGCGGGACAACATTGCCTATAAGCTGTCTCAGGATTTAGACACCGCTTTAGTAGGACAAAACGGAGAAGCGGCAAATATCCAACTGCACACTGGAACGTCTGCTACTGCTGTTAACAATACAACCGTTCAGGAAGCCATCAGAATTGCTCAATCTTATTCGCTTGACTTTTCTGGTTTGGTTTTCCTGTTCCACCCCAACGCTTTGTGGGGCGAGTTGTTAAGAAAACAGCAGTTTATAGACGCTTCCCAGTTTGGAAAGCCTGTTATCTCTGTGCCCAAAGGCTCTATGGACAGCGGTGAACTTCCTCCTATTGGCAGTTTATACGGCGTTCCTGTTTATTCATCTCCCCAGGTTGGCGCTTGCCAGGGTGTAGGGACAGACGGTTATCCTTCAAGCTCTCACAGAAACCTGTTAATCCATAAGAGAGCTATCGTCTATGCCATTGGAAACATAGACGGTATGGGAACTGGTCCGAGACTACAAACTGTAAGAGCAACCGCTGGAGGTTATCTTGGAACCCGTGTCATAGGAGACCTTATGTATGGAACCAAGACTATTGGCAAATACGAAGGTGTAAGAATTATTTCAGATACGTAATACACTTCCTTGTGGTGTCGTCTGTCGGGAGAAACTTGCCTCGTTTTCTCCTGACGACGAGGCAAGGCGACAAAGTAGTTATGAAAATAGTTTATTTCGCAAACACCAAAAACAAAAAATACCAATTTGTAAAAGACATCCAAAAAGGTCTTTCACAGCTCAATTATCAGGTTGTTTTATTGCCAGAGGACACTCCGCTGGAAAAGATAAAGAAAGAGTGCGAAAATGCGGATTTGTTCCTGTTTCACGAAGGAGGGGTTAAGACAGAAACAGAGTTTGACTTTCAGCTGACCTGCGCCAGGCTTCAAAACATACTTGACAATATAAAGTGCAAAAAGGTTTTCTGGTTTCCCCATTTGGTTATAGGTTTGGGAAACAGCTGGATGGAGCAGATAATTCCTTTTGTGGATTACGGGTTTTTGACAGACGGGCATTTTGTCAGAAGGCACAAATACGATAACCTGTTCCATTTGCCCATTAGCTGTTTGGAAGGGAAAAAAGGGAAAGAAAGGCAAGAGTTCAAAACAGACATTGCCTTTGTCGGCTCCCTTTTTCCAGAAAGGGAATTGTTTGTAAATCTCCTTAAAAAGAGATATGGGCACAAGGTAAAGGTTTTTCAGGACTTGTATGGGCAGGATTTTTACGACCTGTGCCAATCTGCCAAGATAGTTGTTTATTCCCCGTTTCCTTATAAGGATTATTACTGGACAGACGCCCTTTACCGAGGGCTTGCGGGAGAAGCGTTTATTGTTTTTCCCAAACTGGAAGGGCTGAAAGAGGAAGGATTTGTCAACGGTTTCCACTACATAACCTACAGCGATAAGGAAGAGTTGTTTTTGGCGGTAGATTATTACCTTGAAAAGCCAAAAGAAAGGAAAATAATAGCAAGCCAGGGCAAGGAATTTGTTCTGGAAAATTACGAAATAAAACAACAACTTAAAAAAATAACAGAAAAATTATGGACATAGCATTTAGATGTTCTTTGTCAGTCATAAATTTCAAAGACAAAATTAAAAAGGTCTGGGGGTTGAGAGAATGGATTGGGGCGGACGACCCAGCCGAATATGTTTTGTTCTTCGGCTTGTATACCCAGCACGATTACGACGCTTGGTGGTATTTGCCAGAAAACAAAAAAAGAATGGTTTTCTGGTGCGGGTCGGACATTTTAAACACCCTGGACAATCCAGAATTCCAAAGAAGGTTAAAGTTGTTTCCAAAAGCCAAACATTTCTGCGAGACAGAAGCAGAGGCGGAGAATTTAAGGAAAATGGGCATAAAGCCAAAAGTGGTTCCTTCTTTTTTAGAGGACGAAGATTCTTTCCCGTTAACCTACAAGCATTCTGAAACGCCTCATATCTGGATGTGCGCTCATCCGCAGAGAGAAAGAGAATATGGAGTGGATATTATACTGAGAATGGCTAAGAAGTTCCCAGATTACAAGTTCCACATTTACGGCATTTACGACTGGAAGGAGGAAGAAAAGCCAGACAATGTGATATACCACGGACAGGTGTCAAACGAAAGGTTTAATATGGAGATAAGGAACTATCAGTGCGGATTTAGAGGAAACCTGCACGACGGATTGTCGGAAGTTCCAGTAAAAGCGGTTCTTATGGGGCAATACGCCATAACGAGGATGAAATTTCCGTGGTTCTGGCACTTTGAGACGGAGGAGGAGTTGGAGAAACTTTTGGCCAAGCTGAAGGATATGAAAGACTGGAACAGAAAAGGGAGAAAAGCGTTAAAAGGTCAACTTAACAATTTTCCTTGGTGCAGGGAAAATTTAGTAGAGGCAATTAAAACCTTATGGAGGGAAGGTTAAAAAATTTATGAAAAAAATACTTCATTTCATTTATATTCCTCTTACAGGGCTTGGGATAGTGGAATACAAAGGGGACGAATGGTTTGCTTATAGAGTAGAGTTGTTTAAAAGATTTGTTCTTCCATCTTTAAAAAACCAACAGGACAAGGATTTTATTCTCTGGATTTCTTTTAGACCCCAAGAAAAAGACAACCCTGTAACAAAAAAACTGGAAAACTATATTAAAAAAGCTGGCTTGAGATATATTTTCACCTTTCACGGCATTGCTATGAAGGACGACAGAGGTGTTTGGCACAATGCCACTTTGCCCCAAAGAATGGAAAAAATGCTGAAAGAAATCCAAGACCAGACAGAAAAAGCGGAGTGGGTTTACAAGACAGATTTGGGGTCGGACGATATGTTTTCAGAAGAAGCGATAAAAGAAATAAAAGAAATAAATCCGCAGGAATACGAGGCGGGATATTTTATAAACGGATACGCTTTGCACTTTCCCACAATGACATTGGCAGAGTGGAACAGGCCGACATCCTGTTCAAAATATACCGTGATTTATCCATACGACACATTTTTCAACGCAGAAAAGCATTTATACCACATAAAAGACCTGACAACCCACGAGATAATTCCCACTATTTACAAAGCGTTTAAACTTCCAGACAGAAGGTATATGGCTGGAATTCACAAGGGAAACATATCAACCCATTGGAACCATCCTTTTAAGGGAAGGGAATTAAAAGGTCAAGAAAAACAAGAAGTTCTTAAAAAATTTGGCTTATCTCATTTACTATGAGTTTAAAAAAGAAAGGCATTTATATCGCAGTTTTAAACCAAGGGGCGGTTCACCCGACAATTTCCGCTTTTACAAGCCAAGCTATGTTAAACCAGAAATACAATGTTTTGGTGACCTATCCCTGCGAAAAACCAATATCTTATAACAGAAACAAGATAGTGCACGATTTTTTGCAGAGGAAGGAAAAATTTGATTATTTGATGATGATTGACGATGATATTTTGCCGCCTCAAGATATGGATTTAATAGAGTTGGCGGATTACGATAAAGACATTATCACCCCGCTTATGTTCATTTACCAGCAGGACTCTGTAGTTCCTTTAATAGGCGTTAAATCGCAAGAGGGTATGTATAACATTATGGGAGCAAGCGGGAAGGAAGGGTTAATAGAAGTGGACGGGGTAGGAACGGGTTGTATTATTATTAAAAGGGAAGTCTTGGAACATCCGCACCTACGGGCTCCATTTCTGAACGAGTATGACAAAGACGGGTTTAAAAAATTTGGCTTGGACTTTGCTTTTTCCAGAAGGGCAAAGGAAGCTGGGTTCAAGTGTTGGGTTCATTTGGACTATGTCTGCGGACACAGGGTAAAAGTGGATTTAAAAGAGATATACAAAGCGTTAAGCCAAAGAGAACTTATAATAGAGCGGCTTTACGCCGAGAATAAAAAACTAAAACAATTAAAAGAAGGAAAATGAGGTTCAATAGCACCACGACAAAACAAGGTATAATTCAATTCTGCGAGAATTACTGCGGGTTTGACGACGGGGACATTTCTGGAAATCCAACGCTTTTAAAGAAGTTTACTGGTTTTATAAATGCCAGATATAGAGATGTTGCTTTATGGGCTTGGAGAAATCAGGCGGGCTGGCAGTTTGACGATAGCAATGCCGCCACTTTGCCGATTGCTGTGACAGACTTGGTGGACGGACAGCAGGATTACGAGCTTCCTTCTACCGCTTTTGATATCCAGCGGGTGGAGGTTAAGAATAGCAATGGGGATTACCAACAGCTTGAAAAAATGGACTGGTCTCAGGTGGAAGGGACAGCTATGTCAGAGTTTTACGAAACAAACGGAATGCCTGTTTATTACGATTTGGTTGGCAGAAGTCTTATGCTTTATCCTGCTCCTTCGGAAGAGGATGTTACCTTGACAGAAGGACTTAAAATTTATGTAAATAGGGATATTACTCCGTTTAATTCTACTGCCACTTCTATGGAGCCAGGACTGGACGAACCATTCCACATTTTGCTTCCTTTGGGGGGAAGTTTGGATTATTGTCTTGGAAAAGGAATGCTAAACAGGGTTAATTTTTTAAGAGGGGAAATATCCCTTGTAAAAAAGAACTTAGAAGCCTTTTATGCCCAAAGAGACAAACAGGGCAGAGCAAGGCTTGAACCTTCAAGGTCGGATTTTATTTAATATAAACTAACTTTCAAAAGAAAGGTAATATGAAATTAACAGGTTATATAAATCTTAGAGGTTATGGTATTATCCGCCATTTTCGCAATGGAAAGCTGGTTTCAGAACAGAAATTTACCAACACTATTACCGAAAGCGGCATTAGAAGGGTTGCTGGGTTGATAAATGGAGAAGAAACAACCGCTTTTTCCTATCTCCAGTTGGGAACTTCTGGAACTCAAGCCAGTTCCACAGATACTGCTCTGCTTTCTCCTATTACCGCTGGTTCTCTTGCGCCTACGGCGGCTACTACTTCCCAGATTACCACAGATACGACAGATGATACTGCTTACTTTGTCAAAAGCTGGTCTGCTACCGCTTCTTACACAGTAAAGGAAATCGCAATCGGCACTTCTGCTACCGCTCCGACTATTTTGTGCCGAACTACAAACTTTACTGCTGTCGGGCTTACGGATGGAGACTCAGTCTCAATATACTATAAGATTGACGTCGATTGAGTTCTACTTGGCAATGTATAGTGTGATACGATTTATTTGCTAACCGCAAAATGAAAGAGTCTGAAAATGTGCGGTTAGTTTAAGAACTATGGCCGATAAAAAAATATCAGAATTAACAGAGTTGACCGAGGCAGAAGCCAGCGATTCTTTTGCTGTTGTTGACGCTTCGGTTTCTAAAACAAAAAAAATCACATATTCCAATTTGGTCGGTGGAGCAAGTAAAACTGAATTGAGTTATTTGAGTGGAGTTAGTTCTAACATCCAAAACCAATTGGACGCAAAAGCAGATATAGCGGACTCAGAAACAATAACAGGTTCTTGGATTTTTAATAGCCCGATTAGATACGATTCTGGCAGAAGCATTACAGACCTTTATCATTTGGTTGACAAAAAATATGTGGACGAGGCGGTAACCTCATTAGGAGCGAGATATTATATGCTTGATACCGATTCTGGAGAAGCAGATTATAAATTGTGCTCCCTTACTCCTTCGGCAGGAGCGGAACAGAATGTTAGCAAAAACAGCTTAACAGATGACCAATACATTATCGGTTGGATTAGTCCCAATACAAATGAGCCAGACAAACTAATAGCAGGAGTATACAACTGGCGAATTTTTGCCGAAAAAACAGGCGGCACAAAAACATTAAGATTATATTGGAAGTTAGTTGAACGAAAGAACGATGATTCAGAGGTTGTTATTGGAACTTCTGCTGTTAGCGACGAAATAACAACTGGCAAAAGTTCATACATTATCCCTTTAACTTTATCAGCAGACCACGATATAGCAAGCGATTATCAGCAGACCACGATATAGCAAGCGATAGTTATGTTGTTGGGAAAATTTATGCAGATGTGTCTGGGTCAGGGAATGCTCCAAGTGTTACTTTATATTACGAGGGCGATTCAGATTGTCATTGGGAGATTCCAGTTAATACGGAAATACTTGATAATTCTTATGTTAATGTTACTGGAGACACAATGACAGGAACGCTTAATCTGCCTTCTAACGGGCTTGTGGTAGGAACAAACCAGCTTGTTGCTTCTGGCGGCAGTATCGGCATTGGGGAATCTTCTCCCGACTCCGCCGCTTTATTAGAATTGAGTTCTACGACAAAGGGATTTTTACCGCCACGGATGACAACTACACAGAGGGACGCTATATCAAATCCGCCAGCTGGTCTTATGATTTACAATACCACTACTAACAAACTGAATTTTTACAATGGAACGGCGTGGGAAGAAGTAACGAGCTCTTAAAAACTTAAAGAAGATAAAGTTACTTAATAAAAGAGGAAAATGATACTACTATGTGGCTATCAGGATGGGCAAAAAGAAAAAAGATAACGATAGATTCTTCCAAGATAGATTCTGACTCTGACACAGACAAAAAGAAAGTTGCTTTTACAAAAGCAGACGGGACGACTCAACTTTACGCCGAGATAGAACAGTTTGATGCTACTAACCAGAAAGCGGTTTACTGGGTTTCTAAATCCGATTGGGTTATTAGCAGTTCTTCTGATACAGAATTTTATGTTTATTATGATAGCAGTCAATCGGATAACACGACTTATATTGGAGACACCCCAGGTTCTGCTCCTGCGACGAATGTATGGGATAGCAATTATCAAGGAGTGTGGCATCATAGTCAAAGTCCAACAGGAAATATTTTAGATAGTTCTTCTAACGGTAGAGATTTAACTTCTTCTGGTTCAATGACTTCGGACGATTTGGTAGATGGAAAAATAGCAAAAGGTTTAGATTTTGACGGGACGGATGATGTTTTATATCGGTCTTCGGGTTCAGTGGGATTAGCCAATGCTTGGACCGTAGAGCATATTTTTAAAGGAGATACTTGGAGCGGAAGTCAATTCTTATTTAGTTTAAGGCCATCGTCAGGAGTGGCAAATGGCATAGATATTCAGAATGGTACTTATAATTATGAGATTGAATTTTTTGATTCTAACGGTTCTACTATTAAAGATTACGCAAGAAATTCTGCTTTTTCTACTGGAACTTGGTATGTTCTTACTGTTACTTGGGACGGAACAAATCTTAAAATTTATGTCAATGGAACAGAAGATACAAATATTAACAAAAGAACAGATGGCAGTGGTTCCCAAACTTCAACTGATAGAATTATTAGTTTATGGGCAAGATATACCACAAGTCAATATTATTTTGATGGAATTGGAGATGAGGTAAGATTATCATCAACTGCCCGTTCCGCCGCTTGGATAAAAGCATCTTACAATTCAGGAAATAATACTTTGTTAACTTTTGGGAGTGAGGAGACAGGGACTATTACAATTTCTGTTTCTGAAACTATTGCTTTGACAGATAGTATTTCAAGAAATTTCTCTCTTAAAAAGATTCTTTCTGAAACAATAAATCTTATAGACAGCATTGACAAACGAATAGAGTTCAAAAGAGTTTTGTCGGACATTGTTTCCTTGACAGACACAATAACCAAGAAAATCAATTTTAGGAGATTTCTTTCTCAAACCATTACCTTAACAGACAGCGTTTTAACAAAAGTTCTTGGGGTAACCAGAATTATGCTTTCTGAAACCATAAAGCTGACAGACACGATTGCGAGAAATACTGTTGTTAGCCGTCTTATTCAGGAAACCATAAAGCTGACAGACACGGTTTCTACAAAAATTGCTGGAGCTTACCAAATTGTTGTTTCAGAAACCATAAAACTGACAGATTCTCTCAACAAGCATTTCAAAGTAAGCGTCAGAGTAATAGAAAGCATAACCCTTACTCCTGTTATTAGCGTAACCCGCAGGGCGTGGTATTGGGCTAAAAAACATATTCCATCTTGGTCTTTTAGAAATAAAAATGTAATTTATTTATTGCAAGAAGACAGCTCTAAAATACTTCAAGAGGACGGCGGAGGGATTTTATCATCTTCTTCAACCCCCTCTTGGTCATTTGGGAGTAAGTCTTCTTCTCCCACCTGGAAGTGGAAGAATAAACCTTAAATATGCCAAAGTTAGTTTTAGACAATTTTTTAGGAGGATTATCTGTCTCAGACAGACTTGGGAAAGAAGGTTCTTATTATGTTGGCAAAGCGGTTTTCCCGTTGAATTTGGATTACAAAGGGTATTTGGCTCCTGGCCCAAGCCCAACCACTTTGACCAACACCGTTAGCAGAATAAGTTCTATGGAAGTAGATTCTGGTTCTGTTACCAACCAATTAAGGTTATACGCTATTGAGAGGGACGATAAAATTCACCAGATTGACCCAGTTTTTTTACACTGGACAAACGGAACAGAATATCCGCATACTATTTCTTCTACAGCTCACGGAGCCAACCACGCTCCAGTAAAAGGGGAAGATGTAAAAATTTATCCTGTGGGTTCCACCCATTATCTCTTTTACTCGTGGAACGACAATACAGATGGAGATGTCGGCAGAGTGGAGTTAAGCGGAACTTTGAATTTTGACGACGATTTTATGTCGTCTGAACCAGCAGGAGCTTCTTTGCTCTCTAAAAGCTATCCGCATCCTATGCTGGAGTGGGGAGAAAGCGGATACTTATACATAGCGGACGGCAGAAACTTGCACCAGTTTGACGGGCAAACAGGGGCAAACGGAACTTTTACCGCAAACAAATTCCAGTTGCCAGTGGGCTGGACTATCACTTCTTTGTTTGACGCTGGGGATTATATAGGCATTACCGCTTTATATATTCCAAACACTTCTTGGTCCTGGCCTTCTTATCTGTCCAAAGCGAGAGCGGCAGTGTTTTTTTGGGACGGAACTACTTCCCAGTTTAACAAAAGGGTTTATATAGAAGACCCGCAAATAAGAGCTTCTGTCTCTTTGGGAGGAGATTTTTACATATTTGGAACAAGTTTGGACGGATACGGAACAATAAGGCAGTGGGACGGGTCGTCCTTCAGACTGGTTCAGATTATTAGGAGCAATGGAGCGGATTATCCAAATAGAACTGTCAAGGGATATGGAGATGTGGACGCTTGGCGAAATTCTTTAATCTTTGGAAGCCATAACGGAAGCGTAGGAAGGGGAGAGATTTTCTTATACGGTTCCACAGAACCTGGCCTGCCAAAAGGATTATTTCATTTTGCCAACGGGCCAAACAACAGCTCTGCCAGCATTTACGCTGTAAAAGCCGTGGCAGACCGTATATTTTTTAACAATTATTCCCATTCAGCTGCGAAATACGGTTTGAGCCATTTGTATGTCAATGCGGCAAACAATCCCAATTTTCTATATAAATCCCTTTATTACGAATTTCCCCAAAAGGTAAGGATAAATTATATTGTGGCTTATTTTACCACTCTAAGTTCTGGCCAGGGGGACGACATTTCCATAGAGACGGATTATGGCAAAGAAACAATAAAAATTGGAGATATTTCTTACGAGAAAGACGGAGCCATAAACACAAAGAGGATGTCGGGGAAAAATACCAATTGCAGAGCTTTTAGGTTAATAGTTCAGCCAGACGAAGGAGCGGGGGTAAAATACAGCAAGTTTATAGTGGATTACGATTTTGTCCCAGACAACTAATATGGCAAAAGCATTTTACGACACAACAACGCAAAAAACAAAGGTGGTGTATCTGCCAGAGGAGAAAATGCCAATAAGGCCTATGCCTATTGAGACAAAAGACAGCATTAAGATTTTAAAAGGATACATTGGCATTCAGGTGGTGGATACCACGACCGATTTAAAAGGCTTTCAAGGTCAATTATTTTTGGTCGGCAAAGGCACAAAAAGATTGTGCGCTTATATAAATGGTAATTTATACTCAGTAGATTTAACTTAATATGGCCACATTAGACCAAATACAAAAAAGGTTTCAGGAAATCCAGCAGCAGGCAGGGCAGATTTTTAAAGAGGCAAAGGGCTTGGGAGTTAATACTGGCCAAATAAAAGACACGACAGAGTTCAAACTGCCAGATGTCCAGATAAACCAAGACACGAAAAACGCTTTGGAAAACATAAGCAACAAAAGCGCTTCCGCTTTGGCTTCCGCCACCAGTTTGGAAGAATTGGTAAAAGCCCAGCAAGAGCAAATGGCAGAATTCCAGAAACAGCAGCAAGAAGCGGAAAAAGAGAGAAAAGGGCTTACCCAAAAACTTACTTCCTTTTTTACTGGCAGGCAGCCCTTGACCCAGACTATTCAGGAGCAAATGGCGAAATTCCAAGTGCCAGAGACTGTTAGCAAGATAAACACGATAGTGCCAGAAATCCAGAACCTCCAACTTAAACTGGCGGATATAGAAAACAGGGAGAGGCAGGACTTACTTGCTATCCAGCAAAATCCCCAGTATTCCGCCCGATTTGCCTCGAGAGAAGCGAAAAGGGTAGCTCAGGACTATGCCTTGCAGAAAACCGCTGTAGCGGCGGAAATAGGGGCAAAAACAGCCGCTTTACAAGCCCTTCAGGGCAACATAGACACAGCCAGAAACCTTATTTCCGACATTGTAAACGCCCAGCAGTACGAAGACAGGCAAAAGCTATACGGAATTACAACCCTTCTGGACCTTAATAAAGATGTTTTGGATACTCTTAGCAGTCAAGAGGCAAGAGTGCTAAATTCTGTTCAGAATTACCTTAAACAGAAAGTGGAAACAGAAAGGGCGGATTTGAAAAATAAATGGAACTTGGTGATAGACGCCGCCCAAAGAGGGATAGATTTGGGCTTGTCTGCTTCTGACATAAAGACTATGGATTACGAAAAAGTGCTGGAGTTGTATAACAGAAGAGTTGCCAGTTTGCCCGCTGAAAAAGGATATGCCCCGCCAGAGGCTTACAAGATTTGGGAATTGGCAGGGGGGAAAGAAGGAACTGGTATGGATTTTGGAGAGTGGTATAAGGAGGTTTACAAAGGCGGAAAATTAGAACCGAAAGTTCCTACGATATACGGGCTTACTCCAGAACAATCTTACGATGTATTGTTTAACCCAAACCCGCCAGAATGGTTTGTAAAGCCTTTAGAACAAGAAAACCAGATGACATTTACGCCAGACGTTACCAAACAATTATGGGAAGGGTTTAAAATAAAAGCGATAGAAAAACACCAAGAAATTAAGGAACAATTAAGTGGTTCTGGCACATCTTCAAATTTAGATGAGTTTTTAAAGTCGGAACTTATTGGTGAATAATATGGCTTTGGCAGACGTTTTAAAAAAAGTTGGCAAAGCGGTTCTTCCACGAAGCTTAGAGGAAAAATTTGGTTTAGCTTCAAAGCCAATGGTTTTTGAAATTGGAGAAGGTTTGGGGAAAGAGCAAAAAAAAGAGGCGGAAGCTTGGTTAAAAGCCTACGAAGCCCCTAAGTTTGAAGCGATAGGAATTCCTTTTGGGAAAAAAGAAATGCTGATAAGCCCGCAGGTTAAAAAAGTTATTGACTGGACAATAGGAGACCACCTTTTAAAACCATACAGCGACCAGCTTATGGGGCAGATGAATGTGTTGGTGAAGGAGGGAGTTTCTCCAGAAAAAGCCCAAAAGGTTGTAATTAAAAGAGAGCTTACGAAGAAAGGTTTAATAGAGCCAGCTTGGATATTAAAAGAATTAACCCCAGAACAGCTTCAAAAACTCCGCAATTACGAAATGAAAGAAATGGCTTGGTCTGGAGTGGAAGCTTTAAGCGTTTTGCCTATGGGACGAATTTCTAAAATAGGGAAAGCGGCCAAAGGGGCAAGGATAACAAAAAGAATCCCGAAAAAACCGCCAAAACCAGCGTGGGAAGTTATAAAAACCCAAGAGGAAATTAACAAAGCTTTAGCAAAGCTTAACCAGTTTGACAAGGAAACACTAAAAAAAATAGCGGAAAAGAACAAAAAAACAAACAAGTTTGTGGCGGATTTATTCAGAAAGAAAATAATAAAAACCCACCAAGTTCCTTCTTTTAAAAACTGGGGATATACAGAAGAGGAAGCGGCGCAATTTATAGAGAACTTTGCCACTTTTGGCGGGAAGGATTTAAACAGAATAGCCCAATGGAACAGAGAAATAAACAAGATAATTCCTGACGATGTTTTAAAAGTCATTGAGAAGAGAAAGAACGAACCCGCTGGATTTTTCAATGTTTTGTATCATAAAGTGCCAGTCAATATTGTTAATTTCTGGAGGGCGGCTTTAACTTCCCAATTGGCCACTGCTGTGAGAAACGCCGCTGTCGGGCTTCAAATGTTCAGCAGTAGGATTATGGAAAACGCTGTTATAGGAGCCACAAAAATAGTTACAGGAAAAGCCCCTGCCAGACGGGCTTTTAGACCAATGGTAGAAGATATGATTACTGTTTTGTCAAGAACAAAACCAGAAATGAGGAAAAAAATAGCCCAATTGCTGGAAGAAAATCCTTTGGCAAAATTCAGGTTATATTCTACTCCTGTTAATGATGTGGCTTTAACGGACAAAGCGGCTAAAGTGGCCACAATTTTTAACAGAACACAGGAGTTTGCCATTAGAAATTTGGTGTTTGAGGCGGTAGTGAGGGAAGAATTAGCTTCAAAAGGATTAGATTTGGCAAAAATCCCTTTAAACAAAATTCCTAAAGATGTTGTTTTAAAGGGAGTGGACGAAGCCTTAAAAGTCACAATGGCTTCTGCTCCAAAAGGCTTTTTTGCTGAACTGGTAAAATGGTGGAATAAGACGCCGACCAATTTTCTTTCTGTTCTTTTATATCCGTTTCCCCGTTATCTTTCCAACGCTGTAAGGTGGATTTATGGATACACACCGTTTGGCGTCACCAGATTTTTAAAACCAGAAACAAGAAAATTACTGCTTCAAGGAGACAAGGAAGCGGCAAGAGCGGCCGCCAGAGTGTTTTTGGGAACGCTTTATTTTCTTGGAGCATTGAAATTAAGAAACTCAAAATATGCTGGGGAAAAGTGGTATCAAGTAAAAGTAAAAGGAAAAACGGTGGATGTAAGGCCTTTTGGCCCGCTTATTCCAACTTATTTATTTTTAGCGGAAGCGGTTTCTAACCCTAAGAAACTTGGGGTGAGAGACTATACAGAAGGACTATTGGGAATTAGACGGCTGGCTGGAACCACGTTGTTCTTGGTAGATTTGCTGGACGAAGAGCAAAGCTGGAAAAGCCTTAAAAAATCTTTACACACAATCACCCAAAACTTTATTGGCGGATTTGGAAATCTATGGCCTATAAAAACAACACAAGATATTATTGCCCAGTTTGACAAAGCGGAAGCAACAATAAGATATACCAGAGGAGCTCCTTTGTGGGCAAAATTTCAAGCAAAAGTCCCTTATTGGTCAAGAAAACTGCCTCCTTATCCAGATATTACCAAAGCCACTCCTTTAACGTCTGACTATCCTTTATTACGTCAATTTACTGGTTTATCCGTGAGAAAGGAAAAAAACTTTACAGAACAGGAACTGGACAAGCTGGGAATTTCTTATTATAGTCTATGGCCTAAAACAGGTTATCCAGAAATAGACAGGTTAATAGCTGAAAAAACTGGCATCATTATGGAAGAAGCCAATAAAAAGTTAGAGAAAGATTACAGAAAATACTATGATAAATTGAACGATTATAAAAAGGAAAAGAAATTGAGGAAAACTTTTGCTTGGGCCAGAAAACAAGCAAAACAATTTGTTTTGGAAACCCAAGCAGATTGGCTGGCGGAAATGTTTTACGAAGACTTTGAAAATCTGGAAACGCCAGAAGAAAAAGAAAAATATATAGATACTCTTGACCAAAAAGGATTTTTGACAAAAGGCATTGTTAAAAAAATAATAGAACTCCATAAAAGTTCGCATTAGTATGACCCCAGATTTTATCCAAAACATAACAGCCATAGGTCTTATCGCTTTGTTCCTTGTGGTTATGAGGCCGCTTATTCTTTCAATAGCGGAACGGCTTAAAATAACCCAGAATAATAACGATTACAAGAAATTGTCAAAACAGGTTTCCCAGTTAAGGGAAAACGAGTTTTTTCATCTTGAAAAAAGGCTGGACAGACTGGAAAAAAACCAAGAGGATTTTAGAAGCAAAATAGAGGAAATGGATTTAAGATTGTCAAAAGTGGAGTGGATGTTGAACAACAAAAAATAACCTGTGGAAAACTTGTTTGCCAACCTTTTTTGCTTGCGGTAAAATAAAAGCAACGACCATGAATAGTTCAAGCCTAAATACAGGAGAAAAAGTGAGATTTTTAAACCGACTTAAAAAACCAAAAAAAAGAGAACTCAAAAGGTTTTTAAAGGACAACCCAGTTTGGGAGTTGTCCGAAAAGGTCGGCATTTCAAAATATATACTCTATAACCGCATAAGGGAAATATTAAAAAAGTAATATGAAATACTCTATATCAAAAGGATTTATTAAGGGCTTAAAGTATGTTGTCTTGTTTTTGGTGGCAGGACTTATAGCTGGATTAAGCCCAGACATTAAGTCTTTGACCGTGGGCGGACTGCTTGTTATGCTTTACAACGCCCTAAAAGTCAAATGGCAATTGCGTTTACCATAATATGCTTTTAAAAAGATAGCTCTAATAGGGCTATCGTTGCTGGTCGGCCTTTGGGCAACGCCTATTGGAGCTCCCCAGTTAAAAACAAGCGAAATCCCTAAATTGCCCTTTAGAAGCGAGATATATCTGGAAGGGTATCATTTTACCTTTTTTCCTAAAATACGGCTCTACGGGGCTATTAGCGGGGAAATACGCCGTTTTCAATGGCTTGTCTGGCGCAAATATCCAGATATGGCAGACTTATTGCTGTGTATGGCCGAGAAAGAAAGCGGGTTTAACCCAAATGCAATAGGAGACAGAGGCCTTGCCAAAGGCATATACCAGATACACACAGACAAACACCCTATAAGCGACCAATGCGCCTTTGAGCCTGAATGCGCTTTGGATTATACAGCAAAACTAATAAAGGAAGGGAAAGGTTATTTGTGGACAACCTATTCCCTCTGTCAGGCTTATGGACATTCAGCAGGAAGTTTTTGAGTTTGACATTGGAAAACAAAATATCAAAAAACAACTTGGTTTTATGTTGGATTTGGTGGAAGCTATCGGGCTGACGCCAGTCGGGATAACCACGAGAATATATCCCTTAAAAGACGGAAGCGGGGGAAACGGGGTGACAGCCACGGTAGAGTTTGTGGAAAGCTATGCCGTGTTGGACACTTGGCCAGAGCTGAATTATGCCCATCTAAACATAACTTCTTGTAAAAGGTTTTCTGTTAAAAAGGTGAAAGAACAGATAAAAAAACATTTCAAGAGTAAAAAGATAAGGCACATACGGGTGTTTAAAAGGTCGTAGCCTTAATATAAGTTAAAACTAATACAGTAATATGTTTTTAGAATTTAAACTTCAAGAAACCGCAATTGGAGAGGAAGAAACTCAGGAAGAAACTACTGCGGAAACTACAGAAGAAGCAGAAGAGAAAGCGGAAGAGTAAATAAAATACTGCCCCTTGCGTGTTTACCTTGTTTAGGGAATAAACTTTGGTCTCTTCAAGGCTTGACCGAGAGAGACAAACAAAAAACACAACCCTTATGAGCAAGGTTTAGCAACGGAGGGGCGGTTTTTTTTAAAAAAGACTTGACAAAGGTTTTTGGTTGTGATAATATGGAAGTAGAAAATAATAATAATTTGTTAGAATTATGGCGAAAACCGTAAAAAATAATTTGACACTTAATCAGCAGCAATCCGCAGTTGTTTATGGGTTTCTTTACGGTTTCCCCGCCAGACGACTGCGGATTTTTGCTTATTAGGAGTAAATTTATGGCCATACCAAACACAACACCAACGCCAAATATAATCTTTAATGGGTTAATGGCAAAAATGTCAGATACAGAGTTTAGGGTAGTAATGGTTGTAGTGAGGGCTACTCTTGGTTGGGAAATAGACCATAAAACAGGAATGAGAAAGAAAGAAGATTGGATTTCACACCGCCAGTTAATTGAGAAAACGGGACGAAGTGGAAGAGCTATTTCTACAGCAATTGATAGTTGTATAAAAAAGGGATGGATAGAAGCACGAGATGAAAAAGGAAATTTATTAGATGTTAAGGAAAAAAGAGTGGGTAAGAAAATATTTTATAGATTGGGAAAGGAAATTTTACTTAAAGATGATGGAGAAGAAATTTTAGTTAAAGAATATAAACCTCTGAAAAAAGTTCAGAGGCTTGAAACAACCTCTGAAAAAAGTTCAATTGAAAAAAGTTCAATTGAAAAAAGTTCAGTATACAAAAGAAAAACTATTACAAAAGAAAAACTATTACAAAATAATAATATATATATAAATAATTTAAAAAAATATCAAAATTTAAAAAAAGAGTTCTTAAAGGGTAAAGATTGGGACAATCCTTTTAGAAGAACCCAGGCTCAAGAAGAAGCGGCCGCTGAAATAAGACCCAGCGGGCGTTCAAAAGGTCGTGGCAATATTTAAAATAAAAAAAGCTTATGAAATTTGAAAAAATAAAAAACTTAGTTTTAATTTTTTCTCTTCTTGTTTTATCTTGTTCTGTTGTTTATTATCTTGTTGTTCTGCCAACACAAATCCAAAAAGCGAAAGAAAAGATAGAACTTTTAAAAATAAAACAGGCGCAGGAGAATTTGGAAAAGAATAAAAAAGCTTTGGATTACTGCTTGGCAGAAGCGGATTTCAACTACTATTCCTGCTGGAGAACCCAGTGCAATATGCTTGGGAAAGAAGGAGACTGCACCCTTCCAGCTTATCTGGGAGATTTGTGCAGGGAAGAAAGGCACAAAGATAAAGACTATTGTTTTAAGAAGTTTCCTGTAAAATAGTTATGAAGCCGACTATTCTTTTAATAGCCTGTTCTATCCACAAAAAAGGGAATTCTGAAATTGCCTTGGAGTATGTGGCGGAGGAAGCCAAGAAATATCCTGTTAAAGTGGAAAAGGTTTTGCTTAACAGGTATTTTTTGCCAGACGGGAGCAGAAAGAATACAAAAGAGCTGTTAAAAAAAATTGAAAAAAGCAGGGGTATTGTTTTCTCTACCCCTGTTTATTTTGGGGCTTGGACTTCTTTGGCCCAAGATTTGCTGGAGGTTGCGAAAAGGAAAAAGAAAATTCCGCTTTTTCCAAAAGCTGTTTCTGTTGTTTCTGTGGGAGCAAAAAGGAACGGAGGGCAGGAGACAACTATTTTGTTTGCTGGCTGGGAGCTTATGAAAATGGGAGCGTGCCTTGTGAACGACGGGTATCCTGTTAGCCAATTTGGCGGAACTTGCGTGGCTGGCTTAAAAGGGACTATGAGGCACGACGAATACGGCAAGAATATGTGTAGAGGAGTTGGGAAGAGAATAGCGGAGACCGCTCTTATATTGGAAGCGGGGGACTACTCGCCAAAGGTAAAGACGTTTGACTGGCCTCCCAAAGGAAAATTCCACAGGTGCAAGGGGTGTCCTGTCTGTCCGAACCCTGTAGCTTTTAAAAAGGGGGAAGATTACAAGTGCAGGAACAAGGAAGACGATATGAAAAAGGTTCACAAAAGGTTGGTTGAGAGCAATCTTATTTTTCCCAAAAAATACGATTTAAGATTTTCAGAAAGAACAAGGTATTTGAGAAGGGACAATTACCGCCTGACTTACCATATTGTTTATATTCCAGAGCCAAAATATATTCCTTTGTTTATAAAGCAGAATTCCATTTTAGTGGCAAGCCATCCTGTGGAGTATGCCAAACTGATAACTTCTGGCAGAAAGAAGGTCAAGACCTCCACTCCCATTTACGAGCCAATAGGCCACGAAAATCCATATCTTAAATAAGAAAAAAGTTTTCCACAGCTTGAGGGCTTGACAAGGTATTATGATTTGCTATTATGAAATAATATGAACCAAGCAGAACAAGCATTCAGGCAAATAGCCAGAAAAGAATACAAAAGATTGTGGGAAAAAACAAAAAGGCAATCACAACGGCTTGTGGAATTAAAAGAGCTGGTTTTTTCCCTCCAAAGGTCGTTTAAGGCGGATAATAAGGTGGAAGCAAACGCCTTATTAAGCCGAATGATAAAATTATTGGCGCAGTGTTCCTTGGAAAAGGAAGAATAGCGCCTTTTTTTATGACTCTGGAAGATTATTTAACGCTTTACAAAATAACCCCAGGCGTTCTTATGCAGTTTCTGGAGGAGAAGAAACTGGCGAAAGAGCTTGCTTACGATTTTTCTGACAGGAACAGGAAAATGATAAACGACTTGGCGGCTTTAAAAGCATTGCTGGATTATTTCAAACTTTCAGAAAGCATAGACCTTAAAAAGTGGAAAGGGGATAAACTGCCTCCAGAGCTTAATAAAATAGTAAAAATGGCAACTCTTATTTCTGACCAGATTTGGGAAAAAAGGCAAGTGGAATACAAAAGAATAGACCCGACCCAGATTGTCAAGTTTTCAAAAGGAGAGCTTGACAAGAAAGAGGCAGAGGAAAAACCAGAAGAGGCAGAGGAAGATGTGGAGAAAATAAACCAGAAACTGCAGGAAGCGGCGGAGGAGGAGGAAGAATTGCCAATAATAGAGCAATAAAATTATGGAAATGTGGTGCAACAAACATAATAGGAAGATGTTGCCGTCCAAGTTCCAGACTGGGGTTTATTGGTGTCCAGAGTGTTATAAGGAAAAAAAGCAGGGAAAAAAACAGGACGGGGATTTTTTAAACAGGCCAGCTACGAAAAAAGATATAGCTGTTTTAAGGGGCGACATAGCAAAATTATTAAGATATTTTGAGGAAAATATCCAAATAGTAAAATATGAGATACCCAAAGGCGAACCAAAACCAAAAGAGTTTTAAGGTAAAAATAAACAGGCTGTGGCTGGGAAAATACGCCAGTGTTAGGGATTATCAGGTGAAAAAGGCCTTAAAAGAAAAAAAAGATTTGGTGATAGAGTTGGAAGCAAACCGAGAGAAAATGCATATTCCTTACGAGGAGATAAAAAAAAGAGCGTTGAAGACGGATGTGGTTTACACGAGCAGGATAAACGGGAAGAAATACAAACTGGTGGATTTTAAATGGGAAAGGCAGAAAAGCGTTTTGGACGACATAAAAAACTTTTCCAAACTGGTTTTATGAGGGGAGAGACAATATTTAATTAGAATTCAGGATAAATAAAACTTATGCCAAAACAAAAGAAACTACTTAAACAATTCTCCAACTGGCTTAACAAAAAAGACCGCCAAAACTGGGAGATTGAGAGATATGTTGAAGGGTTATTAAAAGAAAAATTTAAAGAATTTAAAGAACTGGAAAAGGGACTGGAAGAGTTAAGGCGCAAACAAGAGGAATTAGAAATGTTTTTTCTTAATTCAATATTATGCCTACCCAAGAAGAAAAACAAAAAATAAATAAACTGGCAAGGAATTTTGGTGCTTCTCTTTGCCAAACGGGGTTAAAGATAATTCAGACGACTTTTAGAATAAACCCTGTGGAATTGGATTACGAAGAATTTAGGGATTTGTTTTTGAATTTGTCGGACGGGGTGAGACCTGTTTTACTGGACGGGAAATACTATCTGGAAAAATGGAGCACTTGGCAGAATATAATAGAGGTTGACTGGACAGATACGAAAAAATATGTGAGAGAAAGATTTGACTGCGATAATATGTCGTTTTCTTTCTGTTCCCGTGTTAGCTGGCTGTTTGGCCTTAATAGCAAGGGAGCGGTTTACGGAGCTATTTATAACAGAATAACAAAAAAACTGGTAGGTTATCACTACTGGGTTTGTATTGTTTCAAACGAGCCAGACGGCACAAGACAACTTTTTTATCTGGAACCGCAGACAGACGAACGGGTGAAATACGAAAAAGGAAAGCCGATTATTATGGGAAACTGGCTTTATGAGCCAATAAACGCAAGGTTTTATTAACAATTTAATAAAGAAAGGGGCGATGGTTATGTTTTATGTGTGTTCCGAATGCGGGAAAATAACAGGTTGCGAGTTTAGAGGAATAAAATTGAAATGTGAAACTTGCTTTATCTTGAATTGTCGGTTTAAGTTTTCAAAAGTCAAGGTAGCGAAATCCAAAAAGGTTTTGTGTAAATCGTGCCAAAAAGGAGGTGAGACAATGGGAGAATTTATCTGTTTGCATTGCGGTATGAGGTTTGGGGATACCACTGCCAAAGAGTCAAGCGGTATTTGTCCGTCTTGCTGGCGGTGGCTGCGTTTCAGGAAAATGAACCAGAAGAAAGAAAGGGTTATGTTTGACGAATTGGTAGCGACGCAGAGGAAGATAACTTTTGCAAACAAACGCTTGGAAGCCAGAAAGAAAATGTTTAATAGAAAGAGAACTCCATTGCTGATAGAAGAGGGCGGAGAGCAAAATTAACAAGGCGTTTTGGGCGGTTTCCCGCTTAAAAAACCGCCTCCTTTTAAAAGGTAGAATTAAATAAAATTTATTATGGAAACAAAAGAACAATTAAAGAAAGAATTAGATGAATTAAAACGTAGAAAAAAATGGGATGATGAAAGTAAAGCAAGATACAATTCTTTATTAGAAACGCTTCTCCAAAAATTAAATCTTTCTATTGACGAAAAACTTGAATTGGTATTAACAATCTATCCTTATTTGAGAATTAAGAAAGTTAAACAGAATGAATATATTTTTGAAACTCCGATTAGAATGGGCTGGTGTTCTAAACATTTTAAAACAATTTCAGAAGGGATAGATTGGTTATTAAGAAAAAACTAATAATAAAAACAAATGGAGAAACCTTATGAAAAAAGATAGATACAAATGGGAAGATGCACTTGAAACTTGTGCTTTTGATAGTAAAGAGGAATTTTTATGGATTTATGTTTTAGGTGGTTGTGGTTGTGGAAGTTATGATAAAAATATAAAAGTTGCTTGGAAAGTATTTGAGCTTTTTGCTACTCCTCACGATAATAGAAAGTTTAGTATTTACGATAAACCCGAATACGAGATAGTTGCTCATTGGTTGGATAGTAAGAATTTAATTGAACACGGAACAGGTATTGGAGGAAGTTGGCTAACAGAAGAGGGAGAAAAGTTATATAACTTACTAACCAAACAAACCTTATGAAAAAAGCAAAAAAGAAAATTAAAATAGTCCAACTTTTTCGCTCGGCAGAAATTGGTGATATTGCTTTAACGGCAGATGGGAATTTATATCGTTTATTTCACCAATTTGATTGTAATAAAGATAGTGATATTACTTTTTATAAAGATGAAAGTGCTTTAATTCCGATTAAATTAACTTATGACCAAAAACCAACCAAAACTAAATAAACTAATAACAAAGTGTGGATTTAAAGATAAAAAAGGATTTTTTATTCCTGATAAAAATTTACCAAAAAATGAGAAAAACTTTACCTAAATTTTACGATAAAGAAAAAGATTTAGTTCAATGCCAGTTATGTGGTAAATGGTTTAAATCTCTTAACAGTCATATTCCAAGAGTGCATAAAATTAGTTGTGAAGAATATAAAAAAAGGTTTAACTTATGGAATGGAGATTTATGTTGTCAATCTACAAGAATTAAAATATCTGAATATCATAAAAGACCAGAGGTAAAAGAAAAATCATTAAAAAGATTTTTAGAAAAAGTAAAACCGTATAGTCCAGAGAATAAGAAAAGAGGACAAATAAAAGAAAGATACAAAAAAATGTTCGCTAACGCTGGATTTCTCCATACTCCAGAAGTTAAAAGAAAAAGGAAAGAAGCATTGAGAAAATTTAGAAATGACCCGATAAGATTTAAATTAGCAATGGAAAAATCAGCACAAAAAAGAAGAAAAGGTATTTGGCGTAAATGTGAAGTTTGTGGTAAAAAATTTTGGGTTAAACCCTATATGATTCCAACGGCAAGATTTTGTTCAAGAAAGTGCCAGAATTCAATGATTGGAAGAAAAGATTATAAAAAAGTTTTATTTGTTAATGGTTTTAAATTTGAGCAATTTATAAAAACTAAATAAAACTATGAAGAGAGAAAAGAAAAATTTAGAAGATAAATTTTGGGCGACTGTAAAAGAAGCAGATTTTATCTTAAATGAGTATAGTAGTATATTTGGACTTCCGAAATACTGGGAACTTGAAAAATTAATTAAAAGTTTTATTAAATTACAAACAGAAAAGACTAAGTGTAATTTAGATTTAGAGCCAGCAAGCTGGAAATATGAAAAAAATCCCGCTTATAGGCAATTTAATTCAACCTCTAATCTAACTAAATAAAACTATGACCAAAAAACAAAAGAAAACCTATACCAAAGAAAAATTTTATAAAAAATGTTGGGGTTGTTATTTTTCAGAAGGAATACCTGAAAAAGAAGCAGAAAAGATGATAGAGAGAAAAATTTTATCCGAAGGTTTTGTAAGAAAAAAGATTGTGAATATTTTAAAAAACATAAAAAAAATATTAGTAAGAGAGAAATCTGCGTGGGAAAGAGAGTTAGGTGATTTAGAGGATAGTATTTTAAGGATATTTAGGAAAGAAAAAATAACACAGACAAAGAAGGTAATTCAGGAGTTAGATTGTCTTCTTGAAATATTAGAATATTATATTCAATCCTATTCTTACCCTCAGCAAAAATGAAAGAGCGAGAAATAAGAAAAAAAGCGATAAAAGAACTGAAGGAGTTAGGATATATCTGTTGGTATCCGCCAAAGGTAAGGTGGAAAAAAGAAGGAGATATTTTCGGAGTTTTTGACTTAGTAGCTACAAAAGAAAATATAATCAGGTTTATCCAGCTAACCACCACGCCCAACCTCTCAGCCCGAAGAAAAAAAATACAAAACTGGATGCGGGAGAACAAGATAAAATGGTCGGCAGAGGTGTGGGCTTATAATAAAAAGAAAAAAGTATTTAAAAAAGAGGAAATAGGGGTATGAAGAAAAAAAAGAAAATTAAGATGAAAAGCGGAAGAATAGGTTTTTTAATGCCAGGAGTTGGGAAATGGGCAAATAAAACTCCTAAATTATGTTTAATTGATAAATGGGGGAAATATGAATTCACTGTTTATTATCCAGAATTTGACGAAATTTATAGCCATTTAACTTCTACTTGTGCTTTTCAATTTAAAATATCTAAAGTAAAAATGAGTATTTCAGATTTTAAAAAATTGTATTCCTTTTTTAAATGCGAATAAAAAGGAAATTTTGAACAAGCAAAATGGCTGGAAGAAAACTTAAACTAAATAACTATGGCAAAACAAAAAAAATATTATTATCCAAAACGGAAAGCAGAACTGTCTTTGCAATTTTGGTGGGATGAAAAAACGAGCCGTTGGAATTTATTAGTAACAAAAAATAAGAAAAAACACTCTTTTTCTTGGCTCGGAGACCCAATGATATTTGGTGAGAGTTTGGCAAAAGATAAACACCTTGATGAAAATGATAAAGAGTTTTTGCAAAGGGTTTTTGAACATTATTTGTTATCTTTAAAAGAGTTAACTAAATTCAAATATGATGAAGACAAAAACAAACAAAATGGCTAAAAGAAAATCTATGACCCAAAAACAAAAGAAAACAATTAAAGAGGAGATAGAAAAATTATTGAAAAGATTTGAGTTAGAAGTAGAAGATGGAGGAAGGCATTACTTAGTAAAATTCAAAGACAGGGGAACTGGCGAAATTCTTAATATACCAGTATTAGGTGAATCATTGAATTTTGGTGATATTGTGGCTTTTACAGATGGTATGCTTCCTGCTGATTTGACAAAACAAAATTGGATAAATTTATATTTAGAAACCTATGAAAAAACAAAAGAAAATTGAAGAATTATGCAAACATAAATGGCGGTTGGTAATTTACTGGCGAGATAGCGGACAAGTTATGTATTGGGAGTGTGAAAAATGCGGAGAAACAAGGGCTTATTGTGAATGGAGTTGTGCTTAACTAAATAAAACCTATGAAGAAAGAAAGAGAAATTAAAATTTGGGGATTATTAACTAAAGATGCTTATTTAGATTTAGAAAAATATCCACCCCCAAAGACGGGTAAACAAATGCCGATTACTCTCGGACTTATAAGTCATTTTGCGGATTGTCCAAATGCTAAAGAGTTTAGAAAAAACCCAACCAATAAAACTAAATAAAACTATGAAAAAAGAAAAGAAAACAATTAAAGAGGAGATAGAGGAATTGATAAGTAAATGGGAAAATGAAAATAAATGGGGTGGAGGTGAAGATGCAGATGGTGGTTTAACACCAGCGTTATTAGATTGGGATGACGCAAGGGAAGAATTGATTGCTTTATTTTGCCAAACCTTCCGACGCTTTATAGAGGAGACGAAGATAGATGAATTAGAACAAAACTCTACTTTTGATTTAAGAAGTAATTGTGATTTGAATTATTGTAATGGATATAATCAAGCAAGAAAGAGAATAAACCAAAACCAAGTAAAATGGTTAAAAGAAAACCTATGAAGAAAGAAAAGAAAAATGAAGGTTGGTTAATAAAGAAAAAAATAGGATATACACTTCCTGATGGGAATTTTGTGCCTGTAATGGACTATAATGAAGCTGGATTATGGATTTATTATTTAATGGGAAAATATGCGGGAAAAACCGTAGGGGATGCTGTAGCAGAACACGTTTTAGAAATTGAAAGACCATTTAAAGACTTTCCTAATTGTTGGATAATTTATGAAAAAGAAACCAAAATTTAAAATTATTTATAATCTGACCACCGAAAACAAAGGGAAAAATTTTAAAGTTCCTTATGAAGAAGCGGAAAAAGAGTGGATTGATTTAGTTGGAAAGAAGAGGTGGAATAAATTATCAGAAAAAGAAAAGCAATTTCTTGTTATGACGGCGGGAAGTTTATATTTGGGAAAAAATGTAGATTTAGAAAGAATTTTTAAAGAATTTAATTGGAAAAAGTTTGACTTAGATAAGTTTTTTAAAGATACAAACAAGGTCGGAAAAATATTAGAAAATAAATCTAAAAAAATATGAAAGGTCTTGTAATAGGAAAAGGGCAAATAGGAAACGCTGTGGCAGATATTTTGGGAGAACCTGCCATAGACAAAGGGGAGGAAGCAGAGGGTCTTTTTGATATTTTGCACATCTGCTTCCCTTTTTCAGGAGAGTTTGAGCAGGAAGTTAGGAAATATCAGGAAAAATATCAGCCAAAATATACTATAATCCACTCCACCGTGCCAGTGGGAACTTCCAAAAAGCTGGACGCTGTTCACTCTCCTGTTATAGGTCTCCACCCTTTTTTAAGGGAAGGAATTGCCACTTTTAAGAAGTTTTTGGGGGGAGAAAAAGCGGAAGAGGTGGCGGATTATTTCAGGAGAAAGGGGTTAAAGGTGTATATTTTTGAAAAAGCGGAGATAACAGAACTGCTTAAACTTATGTCCACTACCCACTACGCTTTAGAAGTGGAGTGGGCGAAAGAAGTCAAGAAAATGTGCCGCAAGTTCAAAGTTCCTTTTTCCGCTTGGACTTTGTGGGTGGAAAATTACAACAAAGGATACGAGGAACTGGGTTATCCAGAATATAAAAAACCAAGTTTAGTCCCTATTTCCCAGAAAATCGGCGGCCATTGCCTCCTGCCCAATGCCAAAGTCCTTTTTCAACAGACCAAGAGCAAGATAATAAAACTAATTCTTAAAAGGAATTATGAGAAATAAAAGACTTTTAGTCATATCTCCCCACCCAGACGACGGACTGCTTGGAGCTGGAGCAACAATAGCAAAATACATAGAGAACGGCTGGGAGGTAAAGTATGTTATTTTGTCCTGGAGAGACCAAGGTTTTAACCAAGAAGAGATAAAAAACGCTTTAAGTTGCTTGGGGATAAAAGAAAGCCAGCAGGTCTTTTTGAATTACGAGGTGAGGAATTTTCCCTACGCTTCTTCCGCCATAAGGCAGGAATTGGTAAATTTGCGGGAAGATTACAAGCCAGATTTAGTTCTAATCCACAATTCGCACGATTTCCACCAAGACCACCAAATTGCCTCCCAAGAGGGAGTTAGGGCTTTTCGGGAAAAGGCTCTTTGGGGCTATGTTTTGCCTTGGAACTTGCGGGAGTTTAAGTTTGATATGTTCGTGGAAGTGGAGGAAAAATACCTTAAAAAGAAACTGGAAGCCTTAAAGCTGTTAAACTCCCAAAAATGGAGGTTTTACTACAATTTGGACAGGATAAAGGCTCTGGCAGTAGCTTTTGGCACATTTAGGCGGAGAGAATACGCCGAGCCGTTT